TTGCAAGACGTTGAATGTTAATATAGAATCATTGTTAAATTCAACAGTACTAATTGTTGCGCCAAGTGAGACTGGATCCAAACCTTTAGTCGATGTTACATCTACGAACGCATAAGTTGTTACATTATAAAATTCATAAGTGCCTGCACCTTGTGTAATAAAATTCTGAATTGCGCCAGTGAAATCAACAACAGTAATTTGATAAGAGCTATTCACAAAATTAATTGCGCCAATATAACTACCTGTAGGTACGCCTGAGCCAACTATCAACTGTCCTATTGCAAGATTTGAATTGCTAGTTACAAAAAATACGTTAGATCCAGGTGCGCCGCCTGACAAGAATGATTTAGAAGTTACTAATACGTTAACAGATGTTAGTCCGGTATTGTAAATGTTGAATACAAATGAATATCTAGTTCCGCCAACAGTTGCATAACCTACACCGTTAGTTTCTTTAGGAATAGATAGCAACGGTATTGATGTAGATGATATGTTGTAAATGGAATTAGAAGCAGGTCCTGTCGGTGGGAATAAAAGTCTAGTAATTACAGATTCAACTATTTGTCCATTATTCCATGCAGAATTACCAAATCTGTCTGTTCCAGACAATGTCATGCCTGCGCTAACACCTTTAGTAGATGTTACATTTAAAATAATTCCACTACTATTAACGTCATCATAGATAGCAGTGACTTGCGGAGTTGTTGCATAAGAAATTTTATAAACAACGCCTGTGTTAGTTGCATGACCTACCGCACTAATATAAATGTTGCTACTATCAAATATAATGTTAGATCCAAAATTTTCACTAGAAATATTTGGACTCAATATAGAATCAACAAACTGATAAATGTTATTTGCATCTTTTCGATACAATGTAATAATACCGTTATTAGTTATGCCAGTAGAATACGGTGTTTGTGTTGGAGTCAAGTCTCCGATAGGAATGTAAAAAATTTCATTCCAGAAACCACTTAGCTGACTAGGAGTAGTTCCCATTGGAACTGCAAACAACGCTTTATAATACGCATTATTGTATGATACAATATCTCCAAGAACATAAGATACGATTGCAGAATATGTTCCTTTAAAGTACGTACTACTATTGCTAACTGTAGGAGATCCAGTTGCCATCCATGTGCCGTCTGGGCTAAATGCAATAACTGATACTGGAGTCAGTGAACTAGACACCGTGACATTATTAACAGGTGGTTGAAGAATTTGGCGTTGTGTCCAAGGTATTGCTGGAGAAATTTTATCATATATAGCAAACTTAGTAGTGCCAATTGATACAGCCGCTTCAGTTCCAATCTTATTGATTGCAACAACATTGCCAAAGTTTAATAAACTTTGAGGAGTCGATGCGTTAAGTGTAGTGGCTGAATATACAGGATTATAAATCCAACTTGCCCACGATCCATTGCCGGCATCATCTGTCCAGACAAAATTGCCTGATTGCAATTTTTGTGGAAGAATTTGATCGATAGTATCAATAGATGCAGTACGTTGTGATACTAGTGCATACACAACTAAATTCTGTTGTTGAGTAAACGGATTAGGAACTTTAACACCTGGTGCTGAAATCGTGAATGAATTTAAATTTACACTTGTTATTTGATAGAATCCATCAAGAACGTCTACTTGTGCAAGTCCTACATAAGATCCTACTGGCAAATCAATACTGTCTTGAGTGGTAACTGTTATTACATCTTTAGCAGAAGTAACATTAGTTACACGAATTTTTACGTCAGTGAATCTATACACATTCCAACTTGTTGGACCGTCGAATGAGCACCAGAAGTAAGATCCTTCAGTTACTTGAGAAATATCTATCTGTACTGTGCCGGTTCCTGTGCCGTTGCCGGTAGCTACAAATGTAGATCCAACTGTATTTTTACTTGCACCAATGCTTGTAAAATCTGTTGTGCCTGTTGTTATAATTTTATAGCCAATGCCCACAACTATTTCAGTCGCTGGTTGGCTAACTAAGTCAGCAAGGCTTCCAATACTAGAAAATACATCTGAAGAATTTACATAGCCTGCATCTCTTAAATATTGATTTGTCTCAGATAACACAGGGAACGGTTTCGAACTGTATCCTTTAGGTGCTACATATAAATCAGATGGTACTTGTTGAATAATAAAAGGGTTGATTGTCTTATCTATCTTACCAACAAGTACAGTTCCTTGAGGATTATTTAAAAATTGTCCTTGATTTAAAGTAAACTCTACATCTTCGAATGCGTTTGATGCTCCGTATTGTCCTACACGGATAGCCCATTCTTCGTAGAAGGTTAAACTTTCTTTGTTTTCACTATTCAATACACCAAACAAATGATTCAATACATTTTGTGTTCCTTTTTCACGAATCATTCCTTGATAGAATTTAAATTCGCTAACTGGATCTTGAATAATATTTTCTAAATATTGACGCTTTTGATATCCAATCAAATGCTGTGCCATAGTCTGTTGGGCAGTATTAAAACTATCAACATCTAAGCTATAAAAATCTACAAACTGTGTTGCAATATTTGTCCAGTTAGGTAAAATTTGTGGAGTAGGTTTTGAAGGAAGTTTGACCCAGCTTGTATTTGTAAAGACTGGAGCACCTGCAATAAAGTCATTTGCACTATAATAGTAGCTTTGGAAACTTACTACATCTCCTACATTGTAATCTTGCCAAGGTTGCCAAGCATTGATATTAGCAGAATCAAAAACAAATCCTGGAATGTCTAGTCCGCCGTACCATCCATTGGTTACATATCCGGATATCTTTAAACGTTCTCTTCTATAACCACTTGTAGGATTATAGATAAGGTCATTGAATATTGTATTGTTGTCGATTATAATTACATGTTCGTTTTGTACTAGATAAAAACTAGCACCATAGATTCCATCATTAGTTTTTGAAGTGTATGTAACTGAATTACCTACACGATAGCTATCAAGTGTGGATACTTCAAATGGAGTACCATCGACTTTAAAGATTTCATAAGGATTGAAACTGTTTGTTATACTATCGACTACAGTTAGATTTGTAATAAAGTTAATTGCATTAGCACTTGGGCTAAGACTTATTACACTACTACCAACATTGCTTAGTCCTGGTAATAAATTCCACTTGGTAAAATCAAATTCATCAGTCGCTGGTAAATTATACAGCGCACTATAGTAATCGCCATCGTATCTTACAATCGAGCTGTAGCTATATTTCTGGTTTGGTTGCCAATCACTCCACTTGTCTTGTCCTGTAGACCAATTTTGTGTTGTCCAGAATAAGAATTCCTTGGCACTAGTTTCCCAGTTTGATACAGTATGATAATTGTTATTATAACTATCAAATACAAAACCTTGAGATTTTAAATATTCTCCATAGCCTAGCAAGAAATCAACTACTTCCTGGGCAGTTGCAAACAATGTACCGTATGGTACATTTATCGCTTCGGTTGTATCCCATGCAGTTCTTAATGATGCACTTGTACCACCTTGCATTGGTAGCGATGGTAATGCTGTAAAATATGTTGCATCAAATGTAGGTCCTGATGTAACATTTGAAGTTGCACGATAATATATACCGTTGTTTAATACCACGGTTCCTGGTGTGTATTGTTGAGCAGATGCCCAGTTAACATAACTTTCAGAAATTCCGCCTACATTAATTGTAGTACCGGTACTGGTATATTGATAATATTTGAAGTATGGTTGTGTAATACTGTAACCTTTAACTTCAAATCCTGTAGATACCTTCGTGATAATAACGCCACTGTATGTTAACTTTTCAACAGAGCTAGATTTATTTAAAAATACTTTATAGTTTTCAGCAGGAATAAAAACATTACCTGTGCTATTAGGAGTCTTAGATTCTAATAATAAATTAAATTGATCTTGATTTGTAAACGCACCAACTCTATAACTTAATTGTATATCAATAGATTTTAAATCAGATTCATAAAAATTGTAAGCGGCAACATCGTTACTAAAGATATAATTAAAAATTAAATCTACAATATAGTTTACTAAGCCAGCAGTTTGTACTCGTGTACTACTAGAATAAACACTTGGCAATACTACATCAGCTGGTCTAATACGTAATCCAGTATCTGCATAAATTAACTGTCCTGCAACGTTTCTAACAACACGGCTTCTGTCTAATAAAGTGCCAAATGCATACGCAGGTTTTAACAATATTGCAGTAGCAATAACACTAAATGAATAATAACTACTACGGCGCCATGCATTTTCAACTGGGCTTATGTCACCAAATACAAAATTGTTATTAATGCTAGGCTGTACAGAACCTGTAGCTAATCCAGAATCCAATGGGCTTATCAAGTTTCCAGATTCATCTACTGGTAGATGATTTAACAAGAATGGACGAATGAAATTAGCGTTCACTACTGCTGGCATGCCTGGCTCACGGATGACACCGTTTGCAAGGTCAGTCCACATAGGAATATTATCGCTAGTATATGGAGCAGGGCCATACAAGTCAGTCCACCAACTTGGTTCAATACTAAATCCTAACATCTCCCAAGGAGTTAAGTTCGGACGGTCTGTATCTAATAACCAACGGTATACACCTCTCCAGTAACCTGGTAGTGCTGTCCCGTCTGGTGCTGTGTTAAGTGAAAAGTTAAATGTAAAACTATTAGTTCTATCATAATTCAATGGAGTAGTTAGATCTTTTCCAACTAAGCCAACCCAGTTATAAAAATTAGGACTTAATACACTATTAAATTCGGACACAGAGTAATCAGTCTTACGAGCATAACTAGGAATAATTTCTTTAATATCAAAAATATCAGTGTCGTATTTTACTTTTATATTATTAAAAATTCGTTTTTCTAATTCTAAAATTAAGTCATCTCTATAATCGTTATAAGCCGCAATGATACTACCATCGTGCCCTTGAATAACGTTTACCGGATTTACTAAAGAAGTATCTAGGTATAATTGAGGAACAAAAGACGGCCACATTCCTAACTTAGTAGGAGTTGCTGGAACAAAACTTCCGTCTGTGCTTTCATATTCATAGATAGTAATAGAATCGTTATTTGCTAACGCTACACTAGAATTGATTATTACAAATCCTTGTGGGCTAAATGTATAGTCTCGACCATACACCATTTGAACGCCGTTATGATATACACCGACTGCTTTATTGCTTAGTACATCTAATGAAAATACAGCAGACAACGGATAATTTTTAATTCTATAATCTACAACTGTAAGAGTTGCTACCGTAGCAGGGCCGTACGGCACCATGTCACTAAGATAATATGGAGCAACTTTTGGCTTACTAGCATTAATTTGTTGAAGAATTATATCTACTAATTTTACAGGATCTCCATGCACACCTAAATTGCTAGCAGTAGTTAAGAATAATCTTTTAAAATTGTTATAATCGTTTCTGCTTTGTTCTAATGCTTTTATAATGTTGTTAGATTCAGATGTTAAATGATAAACTGCAAGACTTAATGGACCACTATGTTGTACAAATTTAGTTCCGTATGGAGTTACATTTCCCGAATCTCTCAAAGCGGTAGAATCAGGATCTATATTTTCCATGATAGTGTTCAAATGGTCTGCAACTTCTCCTAAGGTAAAGCTACCTATCACATCGTTAAGCGGATTGTTTTGCAAGTTAAGCGGTATTTCATAAAACCCGTTGCTATTAACTGGTTGAGCGGTAAACGCTTTAATTGTCAATATATCTGTCAATTGAATAGATGTGTCTAGTACTACTTGATAATACGTAGTCGTTTTTACTACAGAGTAAGAATCACTGTCTAAGAAAATACCATTTACATAAATTTTGATTGTTAAATCTGAAAGATTATTAATATCATCAAAAATATCAATATTAAAATTATTTGTTAATCCTGAATTGTCATATATTCTAACAGCCGCTTGCACAACTGGCGTTATACATTTTTGCCAACCGTTAACATAAACTGTGTTTTTATTATAGTCTAAGCTAGACAAATATCCAATATCGATATTCTGTGTTTCAAGTATTGCAGATTTTTTATATGAAAAAGTATCAGTTACTAGATTAAAATTAAAAACGATATCTCCAATATTGTTTACATTAAGATATGTTAATGGAAATCCTAAAACAGTATCGTTGAATCCAGCTGAAGCATTTGGTAAACTTCCTGGATAAGAGAATATAGCAGTACCTTTAAAAGTAGTACCCACATAAACAGATGAATCACCAAAGCTAGTACCTGTATTGTCTACAACATCAAACATTGGAGGTTGGTTAACTTTAGTTTTTAATTGGCCTTGATTCCACTTAGATCCATCATACCAATACATTGTTCCTTGGTTAGTAATACCTTGCTTAACCAACACAACTTGATTTAAAAATGGTTCGGCATATTCTACTAAGTGAAGTTGCTTGCTACCAGAAGTTAAATGTTTTACATCAACATATTGTACTTGAAATATTTTGTTTTGTACTAACGGATCTGTTTCGTTAGTGAATAGCACTAACATACCTGGAGTTAGTTGAACACCATCTACGTTATAACCTGAACTACCTTCGATGGTCAAAAACGCATCTACAGTAAAATCATCCACTAAATCAATATCTAAATTAGATACCGTACCTAAATTAAATAATTTTAAATCAGCTTGAAATTCAATAATAGGTCTTTTAGCTCTAACAGTTTGATCCAACGATGCAACAGCATTATTATAAGTTGCGCTGGCATTAATTACATCCTTATGGAACCAACGATTGTATCGAGACCAAGGATTTCTATCTTGGCTTGCTCTGTTTATAACAATGTAATCTACTTGACCAGCAAAGCCAGCCGCAGTATCAAATGGTTCTGCATCAAATGGTACACTTTCAAACTCTATTTCGGTATTTGTAGTATAAGAGCTAATAATTTCTAAAGACGATGCAGGTACTAATTTAATAGCAGTGCCTACGCCTTCAACGTAATATTCGCCAACAGCATATTTAGACGGAGTTACATTTCCGGCAAACGTTAATTTCATGCCGTTACTAAGAGCAGTGCCACCTGGCAATGTATATTTTGATTTTCCTAAGATTTCTGCTTCAACACTAATACTTGTATCATCTAAAGAAGAATAAATTTGAATCATGCCGCCTAAGTTAACGTCATTTTCACTTTGATAATACAAAATTTCTGGAGCATCTATAGGAATAGTAAATGTAATAGAACCAGATTCAACTCCGTAGTTGTCTACAGCATTAAGAAATACATAACGATCATTTACGCCAGTGCTTCTTGCTGTTTTGATACTAAATGGATTACCTGGACTATTGATTGAAAAGGTATATGTTTGTCCTTTATACAATTTTAAAACAGGATTTGGAGTGAATCCATTAGGAGTAAACACGTATTGATTGTTCGATCCTTCTTGTTGTAGTTCTACAGAATAGGTACTGATAATTGCTTGCTTATCACCATATACTGTAATTGTATCAGGACCATATGGTAGCCAATAGTAATTTTGAAAGTTAATGAACTTATCCCATTCGATATGCGGATCCCAGCTATAAAATTCTTGGCTGTTTAAACGAGCATGGTTACTAGTGTTGCCACCAAATACTCCAATCTGATTAGTGTAATCAAGATAATCTTTAAAAAATGTTACATTTCCTAAAGTGTCAGTTATAGTTAATGCCGGTTCTAATTGATAATTTTGTCTAGTTTGATCGGCGGCTGGAACACAAATGTCTGTTCCTACGCTAGCCTTTGCGTTTTTACGACCAATATATCCGCTAGTTTTAGTTAATGTACCTGGTTGATAAAGTTGATCAACAGTACTTTGCAAGAACTTTTTGTTTGCGTTTGTTTGATAGATTTTTGGTAACAGATTGACGCTAAATCCGTTGTTGGTTGTTTTACCAGCCATTAACTATTACTCCCGAATGCTGTGCTGTTTACAGTTTGTGTGCTTGAAAGATTATTAATCGATGTCGATGTTACAGTTTTTAAATTACTACTTGTAAATGCATCAACAATAACAATGTTACTAGTAGTTGCACAACTAATTAAAATTTGATTACTTGGACATGTTATTTCAAATAAATTTCCAAAGAATAATCCTGGTTTAGTTGGAACTATTGCAAAGTTAATAACGTCAGGAGATAACTGATTAATAACATAAGTGCTTAATTCACTAAAATAGAATGTGTCGCCAAAATTCCAGTTGTCTAAACTGAAGAATGTATTGATAGCTGTTAAAATTCTTGCCTGAACATCTGCATTGGAAACAGAGCTGTTAGGATTAATCATAACATTAAATGTGGCTTGCAGATTAGTATCTGCTTGAGATCCGAACAATAATTTATAACTCACAGGATGATAAACAATTTCATCTGAGATTGATTTAATTAAATTTAAATTGCTAGACAATAAAGAATTTAGCTGGTCAGAACTTGGAGGTAACGGTTCTGTTCCACCTGAAGATACCCATTGTCTAAATGCAGTATCGTAATCTTTAGTCAATACATAGATATCTACAATATTACTTGATCCAGGATCAATTCTGCTGTCATAATCTGCACTATGCACATATTGGAATTTTAATCCGCCACGGCCAAGGTACACTTGATAATCTAATGATGGTACAAATTTATTAACTGCTGATAAACTTAATTTAAAGACACTAGCAGTATCTATAAAATAAAAATATGTTCCGTCAGAATAATTGCCAAGTGATCCTACACTAGTTTGACTTGGTAAAATTATAACTGGACCAGTTAATGGGTTGTTACTAATGTATTGATAATCTTCTTGACCTGATGATATAGTATAGAGTTGTTCAACAATATATTTACTAGTAACATTAGTTGCTGGATTAACAATATCTAAAAATAACTGTGGATTATCTACAATACCACTGCCAGATGAATCAGCAAAAGTTATAACAATTTTTGTTGGATCGATATATCCGTCGGCGCCTACATATTCAGATGTAATTTGCCAAGTTAAATCCTGAGTGAACGGAATCAATTGATCCGGTTGAGTATTAACACTAAGAACTTTAATCGTATCTAATACAATAGACGATGTAGTTGAGTCATAAATTTTTGTATTAGAATCAAAATAGAATGTTAATTCGCTGTCGCTTTCAAATACATAACGTAGTTTTCTTGTAGAAATAGTGTACTGAATTGTGTCAGATGTAAAGATTAGCATCCAACTTGAATCTAATTGTAAGTTTGTAGAATCTCCTTGATTCGCCAAATCAAATGCTTCTACGATATTAAGGTTGTTTGCAAATATAATTTGCCAAGATTCCGAAATTGCATCATATCGTAGACCAAAATTTTCATTAGATTGAATAAGATCAATCATAGTAGTAATTACCGACGAGCCTATTGACGTATTAAATGCTGGAATAATCTGAGTGGCAATCGCAGTTGATGGGATTACTTTGTTTAAAATGATTGTGCCAAAGCCTGTAGCAGATACAGTACCAGTATTACTATTACCAGTGCCGTCACCATATACAGACACAACTTGTGCCCAGATATAACTTGCAGAATTTGGAACGGTTGCCGTGCCTACTGCTAGTTTATTAGTAAGTGTATTAAAATAGTAGCCTGTTGGAGCAACAAACTTAACTAATGCTCCTGGGGTTACATATTTTAGATCAGTTTGTGTTGCCGAGCCAACTTTAAAAGGAGTTGCTTCGCCTGGAACACTTAAGAATCCACTTACTGTATTGCTATCTTTAGTTACACTAACCCATGCAACGTTTAAGCTAACGCTTAGATAGTCTAAAAAATTATTGTAATAAAAATTTCTTAAATCAGGAGTTTGTAAAATATCATAAACTGTATTTGTAATTACTCCTTCAATATCTAATTCAGTAACGTAGGTAAAGTTAACAGAATCTGTGTAAACTTCTTGATACAAAATACCATCGTCGGCAAATAAATTAGTACTACTGTATTTTCCAGTAGGATCAACTAAATCAAAATAACGACTAATACCGCTACTGGATCTGTTAATTGCTTTTACTTTCAACACTTGAAGACTAGCAGTTAATGGACTAATATTATAATCCTCACCGGTAATCATTCTGTTTTGAGTATAATAAGTTTGAGGTGCGTTTGTTTTAACACTAGTGTTTGATTCAGTAGGAGTACTGTTAGTAACGCTAGTGGCAAGACTTAAACTTACTGTCAGTGTTTCAATTTGATTGCTTGCACTAGTATACGGAATGTTAAAAAGAATATTAACCATATCACTAGGATTGATTGTATATGTTAATCCGTTACTAACACGATAATACAATAAGAAATTGCCTTGTGGCAATTGACCAAATGTACCGTCAGAGAAATTTAAACTAATGGCATCATTAGCTCGAGTAATTACACTATAAATTGTTTGCAATGTACTATTCAAACTATTATAGATAATGTTGTTACCTGATGTTGAAGGAACTTGTGTCCATAGTGTATCTTCTAATCCTGTTTGTTGGCTTAGAGCGTATAACCATACGTCTTCATTATTAATACCTTGGGTACCAATATCAATTTGTTGATTACTTGTAGGAGTTGTAACTGAGAACGTTGCAGTATTCAGTGTACCTTGTGTAAAATTAAAAAAGAAGCCAGTGCCTGGACTGCTTGCGCCGTGGCCATCATCACTGTATACACACGCAATACTATTTGCTACCTTAGGAGGTTCTTCGTAAACAAACGTTTGATTCTTAAAAGTAGTACTAGTAATTTCAAAATTCATGCTACGGCCGGCTACGGTTTTTGTAAAAGCATAAACAGGAACGTTTGTATTTGAAGCATTAAATCTGTATTGTGCAGTTGGTACTCCGTAGATTGTCGCAGAATCTACAGGGTTTCCAAATTGTTGAGTAGCAGGCAATGCCGCATTAATTACACTGATAAACTGATTGTACCAATTACTATTACTCGGATCGTTCCAAGTAATAAACTGTCCTGACAAGTTTCTGCCATTGCTATCTATAACATTTTCAGTAGTACTAATTGCATTAAATTTTAGTAGTCCAGATGCCGCAGTATTACGTTGGGCATTATAACTAATCATACGTGCTAGACGTAACACACTGTCACGGCGGCTTGCTAGTTCTAAGAAGTTCTCACGAGCATTTAAATCAACACGGAACGCTATGCTTTGGCCCACATAAGCAATAAGGTCGATTAGGGCAAGGTATTCGCTAGACTCGATATAATCGTTGAAATCTTCAGGGAAATTAGTACGAATGTACTCAATCATTGTACGGCGTAAGTTGTCAAAGTCGTAACTTTGGAAGTCTGCGTTCTTAAATGATTGATATATTTTTTGCCAGTCTTCGCTAACTAGCAGATTATTTTGACGGTCCGTTGAGCTCATATTTTATCCCTATATGGTATTTATTGGATTTAATTATGTGCGTAGTTAATTATGCTAGTCCGTTAGCTTGGTCAAATTTCAATTGAAGCGATTCTTGCAAATTATACAAGAAATATTTTAAATCGCATTGTATCTGAATACCCGTATCGTACGGAGTAATTAGTATATTTGATGCTTGAATTCGAGGATCGCTATTAAAAATCTCATTAACATTCTGCATTATCAAGTCTTGTACTTGCGGTGTTAACGGTTCGAACAGCATATCCCATATAATCGTACCAAAATTAGGTTGCATCAAACGCTCACCCTTACGAATGTAAAAGTGATTAAGCAAATCCTGTTTGATTAATTCAAAATCATACAAGGTAAAATTCTGTGTTCCGGTACTTACGGTGCTAAAACCTCTATAAGTCTGGGTAGCATTGGAAGTTTGAACATTTGAGTTAGTTGTTACTGGAACTGATGAATATAAAGTTGCCATGATTATTGTCCTTATGAGTTTGCTGGTGGTGGGTTACGTGCAAACGTATCAATCGATGTAGAGTATTTCTTAAATGCCGCTGGTTCAGATGGTGTCGCTGGAGTTTCAACTGCCATTGTATTATCAGGAGTAACGCTAGCAGGATCAAGATTTTCATGTCCTGCCCAAGGTTCTGTTTGTGGAACTCTAACTGGTTTTAATGCAGGGTCTGCTTTAGTAGCCTTTTTAGAGTTTAGATGTACATCTGGAGAGCCGTCTAATGCAATAGTACCGCCTGATAATATATGTGCATCAGCACCAGCAGTAATCTTACTGTCGGTACCCGATGTAGAATTCCAAGCAGAACCTGCTTGTTGATTAATATTAGTTCCAGCAGTAATATTAACATTCTCACCTGCTGAGAAATTTATATCACGATCTGCTGAGAAATTTATATCATTTCCTGTATGCACACTGATGCTGTCTTCTGAGTAGATATCAATTTTTCCATTACTGGTCAATTCTATCCAAGCAGTTCCTCGACTGTTTGTAATATAAATTAAGTCTTCAGTATTATGCAATAAAATCTGATGCCCAGTACGTGTTCTAATTCTAAATAATTCGTTATGAGGACGAGTTACATCGCCGCCTGTTTCATTTTCTTCTACTGCGGCATAGTCAGGTGGACCGTCACCAGGTGCTTGTTTTCTTAAAAACTTATCATCACCGTCATCCATAACAAACGTTGTGCCGCCTAAACGACTTACTGGTGCGCCTGTTACTAAGTGTTCTGCTTTACCATAATTACCAGTCTGAGCGCCATCTTGTTTATCTAACGGTCCTGGTGTACTAATACCAAACACCATACTAGGTGCTTCACGTCTTGCGCTACTTGTTGTAATGCCCCTTGTATCATCTAGTAATAATCCTTGAGCATCTAAAACTTTAGTAAATGGATGTGTTGGTTTTTGTAAGGTAGTAGAGTCTGCAGGACTTGAATTGCTTGCATCTTTTTTATTATATTCTGCAACAGGAACTCGAGTGGCAGTATCTCCTGTGCTAGTTGTATATGCACCTTCAACTACTGCTTCTGTTGCGGCAAGTCCTGGTGTCATAAAATCCATATTTTCATCAGGTACACAGCCAATCCAATAACCACGCTTAGGATCACCGTCGATAAAAATCACAATAACAGTATTACCTGGATCAGGTGGTATCATCCACATACCATAACTTTTTTGTGTATTGTTATAGTCAGTGCCTTGTCCGTTGTAAATTACATTAGTTTGTCCATAAAACGGACTCATATATTTTACTTGATGTAATTGACCTTCAGAACTTGAGCCACCGACAGGTCGTAAGATTTCTACTTCTAGTATTCCCATGTTAGTAGGATCTACTAGACTAACAACTTTAGCAAGGAAAGGACCGGGTTTAGGGTCAGGTTGTGCTATCGTACTTTGCGTTGAATCATATTCTGACATTAACCTTCTCCCCATCCATTATTGCCAACTGGTGCGCCTTTTGCATCAACTGGTCCAGTGTCTGTTGACGTTGCAGTTGGTGCAGATGCATTTGAATTGTTCGGTGCGGCAGGCTGTGAAGCAGGTGTAAGAATACCATGCGTTGAACCTGTACCGTTTCCTTCTTGTAATGGACGTCTTTGTAATTGTAATTTTTGTTTAAATTCATTCTTGCTAAATGTACTTTCAATCCTTCTCACCATGTACAGTCCGCTGAACATTGCAACAGGTGCGCTAGAGTTTTTACCAAAATCATAAAGCCCTGTGCTTTGATTAATGTCCACTGGAGTTCTAAAATTTACTAAAATATCTACTTCTCCGCTTTGATGATTAATAGATCCATCTGCATTGAGATTAGAATATTGTGTAGGTTGTGCTGTATAGTTGCCTGTACCACTTTGCATAATAAAATACGGATCACCTATGATTTCTAAATCCAGTTTAATCATGTCCTGGCCTTTAGTTATACTATCATTAAATGCACGGGCCGCACGAGTTGCTTCAGTTTCATTACCACCGCCACCTAACTTATCAGATCCAAATAGACTTTTTGTAAATGAAATTGCTGTAGGAGTAGTGCCTGGAGTTTTTGAAGGCTGTTGTCCTACTGGTAAAGAATTACCAGATGTATCTTTTTCAGTTGCTCCTTCTGATCCTTTATTTTGTACGTCTTGCGTTTTCTTTCCTGCATCAGGCGACATTAAATTTTTAAAGTTGGCATGATATGCTATTTCAAATTTTATCACATCAACGTTTTTACCAGTGTAGATATAATTGTATTGCTTTACTGCTTGTTTTTTAAGCTGTTCGTATCCAGGCGGTTTACTATTAGGAGCAACTTGTCCTGAACTTGCATGTACTTGATATTCGCATACACGATATACTAATAGTTTAGGTTTAGTTCCGGTTGCCGCATTTACTGGACCGTTGTTATACATTTGTACATCAATGTTCCACCATCCTTTATATCCTTCAGGAGTAATATTTGCAGGATCTAACGATTGTGTAATATAAGTGCTTTGCATAATCACTTGGCTAATTGCATTTAAGATATCAGTATCTTGCCTAAACTTGAAATCACTAAACTGCGGATTAACTGGAGATTTAGAACGATGATTAATCTTGTTAGTTGCATCGTAAACATCCGTATCTTTACTCATAGGAGCATCACCTTTGCGGGTTTCATCAAACCCCATAGATGCTCGACCAATGCCATTTAATGAAGCACTACTTTGTATCAAATCTCCATTAGGACCTTGTGCAACAGACAATTTAGTTAATATACTTTGATCCACTTCAGCGATAGGACTTACTGTTGGAGAATTCTGTGTCTGATTAGCTTGGTCAGTTGATTTAGAAGTTCCGCCTTTGTTAGTTGCTAATTCTTTAGGAAATATAATTAAAACTTGATCTTGTTTTGCAATCTTGTTAGTTACTGCTACATCTTTTAATTTTTGATTAATAACTGCTTGGAGACTTTTCTCGCCAGTTTGTAATACTTCTTGTACTGTGCGGCCTGCAATTGCCATATCACTTTTAAATTTAGTATGGGCATCTGACAATGCGTGATGGTTATATACCAAACCTTGACAATCATAAACTGAACCTTGTTCATTAACTTTCATTGTAAGGTTAGTAAAGTGAAAAGGAATTTGTCTACCAGTAGTCGGAATAGACGCCATAGATCCGTTTTCTTTATTACCTCTAAAATCTATAGTTAATAAAAACGGAGCTTCATTCCAGTTACCGTGGTCATTCTTTTGAGCGGCAGTTTGCAAAGCAATTGGCAATAAGCCCATGCTGTAAGGTTCTATTATTTTAAAAGTTATATTACCAACAGCATTTGTATTTGCGCCAGCTTCCATACCAATTTGAGAATTTATTTTTAAATCATCTATGTAAAATTCAAATGCTCCATAAGGAGTTTTTACACGGTTTGTAGGATCAATACTTGCAGACTTACAAATTAATGGAGCTCTCATGCCTTTACGATAAGTGTTATCAGGATCTTGACACCACTTGTCTGTAATCGATGCTATGCCAATTACATAATCATAACTTGCATAATCAAATAATGGATTTGGTAACGGTAGTTTAACACCTTTTAGATGTACTCCGCCTACACTAGATAATAATCCAGAAATTGCGCCAGTTACAGAAGACAAGCCGCTTGCTAGACCGCTACTTACTGCGGAGATTGCGCCGCCTACTGCACTTTCGGCACTATTAACTAAACCACCAATTGAGTCGGCGGCTGAGTTAATTGTTGCTCCTGGATCGTCAAACAGTCCCATATTATAATCCTAACACTTGAGTCAAGCTACTATTCTTACAAATATAAATCTGTGTTCCTGGAGCAAAATCTAAAATAGGATCCTGTAGTACATCCATATTTCGTTGTGTAAACACCCACCACAAATTTGCATTGCCATATAAATCGTATGCTAACAAATCTGGACGGTAAGCATATTGTATTTCTATAGTGTAAAGAAAATCGCTTACTTCTGAAGGTACTGGTCTTATAGATAAAAGATCTAAATAATTATTTGTCACTGGTGTTGTATACCAAGGACTAGTGTTTGCATAATTAGTTGATGAAGACATTTTAGATATATCCAAAAGAATTGTTAAGGTATCCGCCTGATACAAATCTATCAAGACTAAAGTTCTTAGCACTATTTCGACTGTAAACAGGTTGTAGTGTTACACTAAAACTGCTTTTAGTAGGCACATGGCTTACGCCGCCGCTTGTAGAACCGCCTAGTCCTAAACTACCAGCAAGTCCTGCGACTGCTCCAACTCCGCCAGCTATGCTACTTATGCCTCCTGCTATACCTGACAATGCGCCTCCCGGATCTCCCAATCCACCAATAGTGTTTGCTAATCCTCCAACGCTGTCGCTGATACCTTGTATTGCTCCTGCGGCACTACCTACTACGTTAACACCAATGTAATCACATTGTGAATTTAAGCCAACGTTAAAACTTGTAACAACTACTGGAACATTTTTAAAAACGTAGTTACCATAACCGTTAAGCATAACGATAGGCGGTGGATTACCGGCCTTTGGATCAGATCCGCTGAACATTTTGGTAAGACTTCTTAAATAATGCACCGCGGCAATCCAATACAAACCTTGCGTAGCATCTTCAACGTTCATTGGAGCAGTGATTGTTATGCTACCTGGATCACTACTTTGAAATGCTTGAAAGTTAAAGTTGGTATGAGTTGTAGGGATTGCACTATACTTGGCGGCGCTTTGTATTGCAATCTCTGGAGTATATGGAAATATGAGACCGCCTGCATCTTTCAAAGGTTTAAGAACAGGACTACTTTTAAATGCGGTCCAATTTGCAAGACTCAAACGAACACGCCAATCATTTGCGGCGGCATCACCACCGAAACTACTTACTGCGCCTACTAAATCACCAATCGCTTCACCAGCTTCAGGCAAATTAACCGATCTAAGTGCGCTCATTACTCCGCCCGGATCGCTGTTATACCCGGTGCTTAATGCACTAGCAAGGTTGCTAGCAACGTTTACGCCCTGGGTAGCGGCTCCGATTAGATTTTGTGATGCGCCTGCGGTTTGGATAAAACTATCGCCTAAAGCCATATAAAATACTCCTTTTGATGTATTATTTATTTGACTTTATTATGTGCGTAGTTTATAATAACTTATTAGAGGACTCTTAGGATGACAGCAAAAGTAAATTACCTAAATAACAAGGATATGTTATTAGAGATACACAGATCGAAAAGCTCATATTGTGTGTTTACAGACCCAGAATATCACCAATATGACTTAATTGTTTCAGGTATTGATAAAATCAATATTAGAACTATTGCAGAAGCCAAGCGTAATAAGGCAAAACGCCTGGGTCAACAGGACTTTGAAAGACGTAAAAAAGCAGGTGAAAAGATTAAACTTGCAGATTGCGAAGTAGATTATAAAAAAATTGGTAAAACAGATGTTGTGTTTAGAGTAATGACTTTTGATCATATACCTTTAAATGGAACCCGTAAAAAGAATCCTAAAAGCCTTGCTGATCATAGAGACAAAGTAAACTTTCCTCCATTTCAACATTTTAAATTTAACGATAAAGATGAACTAGAATGTGTTGGAAAAAGTCATTGGAAAGGTGATTTAGTCAAAGGACACTTTGATAAAGATGCTGGACAAATTACCAATACACTTGCCCGCATGATGATTAAACTATGCGAACGATATGCTACACGGGGCAACGTTCGTGGCTATACTTACAATGACGAAATGAAAGGTATGGCTATTTTACAGTTAACACAAATCGGATTACAATTCGATGAAAGCAAATCTGATAACCCGTTTGCTTATTTTACTGCGGCTGTTACTAACAGTTTCGTTCGTGTTATCAATACTGAAAAACGCAATCAAAATATAAGAGATGATATTTTAGAAATGAATGGAATGAATCCATCCTTTACTAGAACCGGCGCCGGCGAACATGCGGCCGCATTGAAACGTCATAATGAGGATACAGCTAGTGAGTAATTTGTTTAAAAAAGTCGCTTGTTTTACTGACATCCATTTTGGATTGAAGTCTAATAGTAATGTGCATAATCAAGATTGCGAAGATTTTGTAGACTGGTATATTGCAAAAGCAAAGGAGGAAGGTTGTGATACAGGTATCTTTATGGGCGATTGGCATCATAACCGCAATAGCCTTAACATTACTACAATGGATTATAGCCTTAGGGCCTTGGAGAAGTTGGGGCAAGCGTTTGATAACTTCTATTTCTTTCCTGGTAATCATGATTTGTATTATAAAGACAAACGGGATATACACTCCGTGGAGTTTGGAAAGTATATACCTGGTATCACTGTCGTACATGAGCCTACTACTATTGGAAATGTCACGCTCTGCCCTTGGCTGGTGGGAGAAGAATGGAAAGCCATAAGCAAGCAAGGTGGCAAATATATATTTGGTCACTTTGAATTGCCTAGCTTCTTTATGAATGCAATGGTGCAAATGCCAGATCATGGAGAGATTCAACTTAGCAGTTTTAAAAAATATGAACTAGGCTTTAGCGGACATTTTCATAAACGTCAGCAACAAAAGAATATGGTTTATATTGGTAACGCATTTCCGCACAACTATGCAGATGCATGGGACGATGAACGTGGTATGATGATTTTAGAATGGGACGGTGAGCCAGTGTATCATAGCTGGCCTAATCAGCCTACATTCCGTACAGTTAAACTAAGTCAGCTTATCGATGAAGCAGACACTATTATCAAACCCAAACAGCATTTACGTGTTACATTGGATATTGATATTACTTTTGAAGAAGCAAGTTTTATTAAAGAAAAGTTTATTGCAGATTACGATATCCGCGAACTTACTTTAATTGCTGAAAAGAAAGATATTGAAATGAATACTAACATTGATATACAAAACTTTGAAAGCGTAGATCAAATTGTTAGCAGTCAAATTATCAGCATCGATAGCGACACATATGACAAGAACACACTTCTTGCGATTTATAATACTCTATGATAAAAATAAAAGAACTTACAGTTAAAAACTTCATGAGCGTGGGCAATCAAACCCAGGCAGTAAATTTTAACAAAGAAAACTTAACACTTGTATTAGGTGAAAACTTAGACCAAGGCGGGGACGACAGCGGAAGTCGAAACGGTACAGGTAAGACTACGATTGTCAATGCATTAACCTTTGCATTGTTTGGTACTGCGCTTACTAACATTAAGAAAGATAATCTTATCAACAAGATTAACAACAAGAATATGTTAGTTACACTAGCGTTTGAAAAAGATGGCATCGACTATCGTATCGAACGTGGACGAAAGCCAACCGTACTACAGTTCTTTGTCAACGACCAAGCTCAGGAAACTGAGGAAACTGATGATGCTCAAGGAGATATGCGTGAGACGCAAAAGGACTTAGATGAAATTATCGGTATGAGTCACGATATGTTCAAACACATTGTAGCGTTGAACACATACACTGAGCCGTTTTTAAGTATGCGGGCTAATGATCAACGTGTTATCATCGAACAGTTGTTGGGCATTACTTTGTTAAGTGAGAAAGCAGAAACACTTAAAGAACAAATCCGTATATCCAAAGAACAAATTACACAAGAAACTGCTAACATTGAAGCAATAAAGAAAAGTAACGAAAATATTCAAAAGAGTATTGACGGTATTTTAACTAGACAAAGTGCATGGCGCAATCAACATGCTCAAGACTTGGAAAAACTAGGCAAGAGTATTGTAGAACTTGAAAGTGTAGATATTGAAGCAGAGCTTGCCAAGCATGCCGAGCTCAAAGAGTATGATGAGAAATCAGAGAAGCTGAAAAGCCTAAATAAAGAGCGGGCAACGCTCGAATCGGCGCTAGCGCAAGCGGAGCGAAGCGTAAAAAAGTACGCTAGCGAGCTTGCTAAGTTGCAGGATAAAAAGTGTCACGCTTGTGAACAAGAACTACATGATCACAAACATGAAGAAATGTCTGCTCAAGCTACCAAGCACGTTGAAGAAGCCGCTACTTACTATGACATCGTCAATGCTGATATCATTAAAATCAATGGCGAACTAGAAAAGATAGGTGAAATCAATGGGCGTCCAAAGACTTACTACGATACATTGGAAGCGGCTTTAAAGCATCAGAACAATCTTAAAACTCTCGAGTCACAGTTAATGACCAAAGCAGTTGAGAACGATCCTTATCAAGAGCAAATCGACGAATTGACCAATACAGCCATGCAGGAAATCTCATGGGATCAGGTCAATCTGCTCACAACACTAAAGGATCATCAGGAGTTTCTGTTAAAATTGCTTACTAGCAAGGACAGTTTTATCCGTAAAAAGATTATCGATCAGAATTTAGCCTATTTAAACAACAGGTTAACGCACTATCTTGACAAGATGGGTCTACCACATACCGTGGCATTCCAGAATGATTTAACGGTTTTAATTACACAATTAGGGCAGGATCTAGACTTTGATAACTTGTCTAGAGGCGAAAGAAACCGACTTATTTTAGCATTAAGTTGGAGTTTCCGTGACGTTTGGGAAAGCCTATACCAACAGATTAATCTACTATTCATTGACGAATTAATAGATAATGGACTTGATGCGGCCGGTGTAGAAGGCGCATTGGGTGTACTTAAAAAGATGGCACGTGAACGCAAGAAGAACATATTCTTAATTTCGCACAAAGATGAACTAATCGGACGTGTGAACAACGTGCTTAGAGTGGTAAAAGAAAACGGTTTTACCAGCTATGCTAACGACTTGGAAGTAAATGAGTAAGCACGTTGAGCCAAGTCCGTATCAAAATGAAGAGAGCCATGAACAACTCATGGCTGCTTTTCGCGAATATTTCAAGGCAAATCAAGATTGGCAAAGTAAAGGCACACGCAGGGCAGGGGAACAAATGCGCTATTGGCTCGCACAAATACGCATTATCGCCCGGGACCGCAGGGCACATGTACAGCAGTATCGTGTGCATTTAGACAAGGCAAAAGCAGAACGTAAGGCAAACCAAAAGGCAAGGGGTACTGGGGACAAATAAACTACATAGTTAATGTCCTGGTATTACGAAAATCAAATCATTGAAGAATTGCCCGAAGATTGTGTTGGGTTTGTTTATCTTATAACAAACACAGTCAACGGACGCAAATACATAGGCAAAAAACTAGCAAAATTTTCTAAAACCACATACAAAGTAGTTAAGTTAAAAAACGGCACTAAGAAAAAAAAGAAAATCCGTGGCAAAGTTGATAGCGATTGGCGGGACTATTATGGTTCTAGCGATGAGTTAATCAAGGATGTCACGCAGTTAGGTCAAGAAAACTTTCACCGAGAGATACTTTTTTATTGTAAATCTAAGGCTGAAACGTCATACATAGAGGCACGAGAACAATTTACACGCAGGGTATTGGAATCTGACGATTATTATAACGGTCAGATATCTGTTCGTGTCCACGGCTCCCACATTAAAGGCAAGAAGTTAAACGGTTAAAAGCTCGCGCAGGCCAAGTTCATGCGCCCTAAACCTGGATCTCGGATCGCAGGGATGGAAAGTCTCCAGCCGTAGGAGTACTCAGCAACTATCCTTTACAGGACGTGGATCAGATATGCCTTCATACAACTGGTTTTGCTGTTTAAAAGATTTTAAAAAAGGCTAAAAGAGGGGAAATTAGCCCCACGTATACACGCATGTTAGCGTATGTTTGTATACCGCCGTCATATATAAGACTGCACGATTAGGTACCGGATGACCGCCTAAGCTGTAGAAATACTCTAGTGCAAACGCTAAGTGAACTGCTCAACTCAGATAATGTTCAAAATACTTTGCCCGCAAGGGCGAAGTGTGACTACACAATCTAGATAATATTAATAACGCTTCGCGTTTAATTAAATTGTTAACTACTCCTTAATAGTTCGAGCGAAAGCGAAGAACAGAAGAACGTTAGTTCTTCTTTTAACACTAGATAAATATCTTTATGAAAGTTTATGAAATAATCTCAGAATCGCAAGTAGAAGAAGCAAGTCTAATGGCTTGGGGTTTAGGAAAACTTATGGGTGCAGGAGCAAAAGCTCTTAGTAAGCCTGAATTCCTAGATCGTGCCGGACAGCAAATTCTAGCAATTTCTAAACAGAAGGGAATTCCTTTCGCACAAGCCGCTGAAGAAGTATTCAAGAGTCCTGCTCAAGTGGCAAAAGATAATAAAGCAATTCAAAATCTAGTGGCCAAAACAGGAATGAGTCCTGAAAAAGCCGCTGAACGTCTAGGAGTTGATGCTCATCCATTTTATAGTGATATGAGTTTGAAAGCCAAAGCCATTAGTAAAGCAAAGACTTTAAGAGGTGGCGAAGTTTTAGCCAAAGGCGGAGAAGTAGCCGGCAAAGCAAAAGCAGTATTGGATCATGTGCCTACACTATTAAACGCAATTGGTCTTGGTACGGTGTTTATTCCTCCATATTTGAAGTATAAAGAAAATATGGACAACGCTGAAGAGTATCTCAAGGCACGTGAATGGACACAAGAGCAATACAACCGCGTTGAGAATCAACAGATGAGTATTCTTATCGGTCAATGGGCCGCTGGATTACTTGTAAAAGGTATTGCAGGAAAACTTTTAAATAATTCTGCAACTAGATTATTCCTTGGCAAGACTATTCCTGGACTAGCAGGAGGTGCCGCTGGCATTGCGGCCGTAACACAATGGCTACACAGTCCAGAAAATGCAAAGTCATTAGCATCTGTAATGGCAAGTGATATTGTATCAGGTAATAATGAACTAGGGCTTGGTGTTGGTAGTATTGGCGCTGACGTTAAGAATATGTTGCCAGGTGGTAAGAGCCCAACAGCTCCTGATGCATCGACTAGCGGTGGGTCAGGCGGAGCACCAAGTGGTGCAACTGGCACAGGTAGTGCGTCAGATATTGATGCAACTTCAAATAAACCTGCGGCAGGCACACAAACTACTACACCAGCAACTACACAATCGGCTAATGGAAAACAGATGTGGACTAATGATCCTAACGCTGTAACAAATTATGATATATCTGGTTGGGTTGATTATCCAAATAGAGATGGATACATCATGGATCCTAAAAATCCTTCTAGAATATTACCAAAGCCAACAGGTTGGACTCCTGGATATACTCCAGCAAATGATTAAAGCAAAGGCATCTGAGAAATTTTAGTAGCTTCTATGTTATCGTTGATAACTGAATAGATTGCTTCTCGGTCTTCATGACTATAGATGTACATTAGATCATTTACAGTAACGCCGCCTCGCATATACCAACTGATTCTAAATAAATCTTCTTTGAATCTTTTTACTTCTTGTTCCAGCCTAACTAATTTGTCTTGAATTTCAGGGACGGTTAAATTAATTAGGCTTTGCCGAAAAAATTACTTTGGTCTAATTCTAAAGTTAAGCTAGTTTCGGTTCCGCATGTATCACATTTTACTGGAAACTCTGGAGTCTTCCAACTATCTCTAGTCTTTTCAATATGATCTTTAATTGCATCATAAACACTCTTGTCGCAATTACTTAACCACTCGCTGATATACTCTGGTTCTGTTACAACAGTTGTATCAACTTGTACACTTTCAACACTAGCTTTATAAAGTTCGCTTTGTACTAAAGATAAATCTTTAAACAATTCATTAATTATTTTTTGTTGCTCGGCTTGATCATCAATTGTTTCAGTTTGCTTTAATTTTTGTTGCAATTTAAAATTCTTAAGATTAAACTCTGTACTTTCTTTGTAAGTTAGTGGTTTAGTCTTGATAACCATCTTGTCTAAATTGATTGTGTTGTCATACTTAAAGTTACTGTAATGCTCAATGATTCTACTTAGATCTAAATCGTAATCGTTTTCAGTTCCGCATTCAGGACATTTATGTGTAACTGCCATTTCATTGCCAAATGTGGCAATTCGTATAGCGGCAAATATTGCACTAGTATCTAATACACTTACTTCCCATGCATCTTTAATTGCAGGACAGCAACTTTCAATGACTTTAACAGAGCTTTCTCCGGTCAACATAGCGTCTGGAGTTTTTAGAATAATCTCATCCATTCCAGTCATACCGTAGATAGGCATATTTGTAGCATCGCCTTGGAAGGATCCTAATTTTTGAAAAAGTCCTTGGCTAGGCAATCTAATGTAAATCTTAGGCTGTCTAAAGTATTGTTGTAAGGGATTTTGTGGCATGTTTATCTCCAGATAAATATTCTATGTAGTATTTATATACGCATATTTTCAGGAAAAAATAATGGCAGATTCGAATCAATCCAGTGGCAATAGTGCTCCAGCCGATAAAGAAAAACTTGGCTTTATAGCCAATGCCGCCGCACAATTTAACAATATTGTTAAAGAAGGTGCTCCGCTAGCATTAGGGTTTAATAAATTGTCCGGCGGTGTTGAAGGAACACGAACTGCATTAAACTTATTCCAGGGCGGATTGGATAAAGTATCTCCTGCGTTGGCTAAAATGGCCGGCGGATTAGGTGATGCTGTATTAAAGCAAAAAGAAAATATGGACAAGGCTAGCGAACAGCTAGGTATTGGATCTAATAACATTGGAAAGTTTGTACGCATGGCAGGAGAAGCTGGCGTAACTACTGAACAATTTACAAATATTATTAAAAATTCTAGTAACGGCATGGCCGGCTTAGGCAGTAATGCACAACGTTCAGCAGAAATATTCAGTAAGGTATCTAAAGAAGTTTTAGAAAGCGATGTTGGTAAACAAATGCAAGAGATTGGCGTTAGTTCAGAAGAGCTAGCAAAGGTTACTGCATTACAATTGAATAATGGATTTAAAAATAGAATACAAACAGAAGCAGATCAAAAAGCTCTAGCTGTTTCTGCACAAATGCTAGCAAAAGAAATCGATGCAACTAGTAAAGTAACTGGTCAAAGCAGAGAAGCTATCATGAATACTATTAAGGCTGAAGAAGACAGACCAGAATCCATAGTAGAAATGATCAACATGAGTAAAGAAGAAGCTGATCAGTATGAAAGAACTTTACAAAAGATGGGAGGCATGGGTGCTGGTTTAGAAAATCTAACAACAGAACTAGTATCAGGTGGTGTAAGAACTGAAAAAGCTAGTGCTCAAATGACTGTGTTAGGTACAGCCGGTACGCAATACGAAGCGGCTGTCAATCAGATGCAACAAGCTAGAACAGGTGCTGAGAAGAAAGCCGCTGAAGAAGCGTTAGAAGTAGCCAAAGCAAAAATTAACGAACGTATGGCAAGTCAAGAGTACCGAGACTTTATAAGAAATGGTACTGCTGAACAACAAGCCGCCGCTAAAGAACTGATTAAAGAAAATACTGGACTTAAAGCATCAGTAACAGCCGCTAGAGAAGCTAATGGCGACTTTGTGCAAGGCGCAAAGAATCAAGCTCTTCAAGCTAAAAATATGCAAGAAGGCAAGACTGATAAAGGTCAAGTCGATGACGGAGCAAAGACTGCTCAGGATTTAAACAAGATTAATATTCAAGCTACATTAGCCGCAGGCGGTATGGCTAAAGAATTTGAAAATGTTAATAAGAATCTTGCCAAGAGTCCAGAATTTATCAATGCATTTAACAAAGCATTAGATTATGCAGGCCGTAATGCAACTATGGCTGATGCACAGAAAAAAATACACGACGCTCCAGCTAATATCTATAAAGCCGGTAAGAGTGCATTAACTGGTGGAGAAGCTACTGAAAGACCTGTGGCCGGTGCAAATCCTACAGGAGTTAGTGAGACTGGCGACGTAGTAAAGCGTCCGACACACGGTGACGGAGGGATTATTAAAGGTCCAGAGCTAGCAGTTATCTCAGAAAAAGAACCTGAAGCAGTTATACCGTTATCTCAAATGAAAGAAGTTGTAGGTAATTTAACATCTACCGTAAGTTCGGCTACTGGAGCAAGTCCTAAAGGTGCAGGAGGTGACGAAGAAGCATTGATTGCCAAAGCTCAAGCCGCTCTTAAAATTATTAAAGAACACGGCGAAGGATCATTTGATACACAAATAAAAATTACCGCAAGCGGACATTTACGTCTTCGTGAACAATTTGACGCCGACAACGACAGGATGCAATCTCTCGGTGACGAAAGTTCTAGAGAACGTATTGCAGAACTAGTTAAGCAAGCAGAAGCATTAACAGCTAAAGATAAAGAAGTTTCAGTTAAACGTGTAGAAGCAGAAAAAATCAACGTTGTAGATCAAACAACTAAAATAGCCAAAGTAAAATCAGATTCAGTAGACGACTTGATTAAAAAGGATATGGCTAACGTGCAAAATACAGCAAAAGCTGTAACTGCACCTATGACAAGCATGTTAGGCGACATGTTTAATCCAAAAATTATCAATACAAACCCAAAAGATTTTAAAGAAGCACCTAAAACATCTGAATCAGTGCCTAAGAAAGCAGAAGAAGATCATAAAAAAGAAGCTGAAGCAAAGGCAAAAGCAGACGCAGAGCACAAAGAAAAAGCAAAAGCCGCAGATACTAATAAGGCACCAGCTAGTGCAACAGCTAAAGATGCTACCATGAACGACCTGAAAGACCAATTAGTACTGTTAAATAAGCATATGACCCAATTAATCACACATAGTGAGACTACTGCCGACGCTTCAAGCAAAGCCGCTAGAGCTAATCACGGTAGTAGAACCTAAGGATAACTGAATATGACGTGGAAAAAGTACTTCCAACCTGTAGATGTCGATGGACAAATGAGTACCATCAGTGGAATAAACAATGGTAATCGTCCGGGTCCAGCTAGAACTAACTATTCTAGTTACCTTCCTGACGTATACATGGGCAGTCCAAATCGTGTTGAACGTTATCAACAGTATGAAGTAATGGATTCAGATCCAGAAGTTAATGCCGCATTGGATATTCTTGCAGAGTTCTGCACACAAAAATTAAAAGATTCTAAAAGCCCATTTGCAGTTAAGTGGCGTCAGAAAGCTACAAACGTAGAAATTAAAGTACTTGGTGAGTATTTACAGCAATGGAATAAGTTACAAGACTTTGATAAGCGTATATTCCGTATTGTTCGTAACTGTTTTAAGTATGGAGATGCATTTTTTATACGTGATCCTGAGAATCAAAAGTGGTCTTGGGTAGAAACAAATCAAATTATCAAAGTTATTGTTAACGAAAGTGAAGGTAGAAAGCCTGAACAGTTCATTATTAAAGACCTTGCACCTAATTTTGTTAGTTTAGTTGCTACACAAATTACTCCAAACATCAATCCACGACAAGGTGGCGGTGGTGGACCACAACCTGTAGGCGGTTATAATAGTCAACAAGGTGGCGGTGCCGCTAGAGGCGGTGCTAGTAGTGCAGGTAGTAGGTTTGGTTTACAGATGACTGAACATGCAATCAACGCAGAACACGTTGTACATTTAAGTTTAAGTGAAGGATTAGACAACAATTATCCTTTTGGCAACAGTTTATTAGAGAATGTCTACAAAGTTTATAAACAAAAAGAACTTTTAGAAGACGCAATTTTAATTTATCGTATAAGTCGTGCCCCAGAACGTCGTGTTTTCACAATTGACGTAGGTAATATGCCAAGTCACTTGGCTATGGCCTTTGTTGAACGTGTTAAAAACGAAATTCACCAACGTCGTATTCCGTCACAAACAGGAGGCGGACAGAATGTTATAGACTCTGCATACAACCCTCTAAGCATTAACGAAGATTATTTCTTCCCTAAGACAGCAGACGGCAAAGGATCGGACGTCAAAATGCTAGAAGGCGGTAAGAATATTGGCGAAATTGATGACTTGAAGTACTTTACTAACAAGTTATTCCGTGGATTGCGTATTCCAAGTAGCTATTTGCCTACAGGTCAAGACGATTCACAAAGTAATTTCAACGATGGACGAGTGGGCACAGCTTATATCCAAGAGTTACGCTTTAACAAATACTGCGAACGCTTACAAAGTTTAATAACTCCTATATTTGATGAAGAGTTTAAACGTTTCATGTATAGTAAAGGCATGAACATTGATCCTAATCTGTTTGAATTAAACTTTAATCCACCAATGAACTTTGCAAGTAGCCGTCAAGCGGCTATTGATGCAGAGCGTATTAATACATTTAATACTATTCAAGCAGTTCCATTTATGTCAAAACGTTTTGCATTAAAACGTTTCTTAGGGTTAACTGATGAAGAAGTTGCAGAAAACGAACGCTACTGGGCTGAAGAGAACGGTAAAGGTGAACCTACAACTACTGATGCCGCTGGAGAATTACGTAGTGCAGGCTTGTCTGCCGCTGGTATTGCAGGTGATGCAGACGCCGCAGGCGACATGACAGCTCCTGAAGACATGTCAGCAGAAGGTGATGCCGGTGCACAACCAGGCGCCGCAGCCGCACCGCCGGCCGCTGGAGCCGCGCCCGCCGCATAAATATCATATGATCTTAAGAGAATTATTTTATATAGACCCTGACACTAGACACATGGCGAATGACCTTCGCTATGAGCCACGTCGTGATGGAACAATGGTTCATAGGAGTGATACTCGTAAAACAAGATTAACTCTAAGACAAATTAACGAATTACGCAAGAGCACGGAAGCGCACATACTAGAGCAAGAAAGTGAATTAGAATTTATTCACGCTATGTATATGGCACCTCCGGCCGCACCACCAGGATAAAAATAAGAAAAACAGTCAAAAGTGACTGTTTTTCGCCTATATGTACACCATTCTTTAACAATAGTGTAAATAATAGACAGCCTTGAATCATTTAAACAGGAGAATTAAACATGACTGACCGCGCTCAATTTGAAGCAATGCTTGAAGCTTTGATCAACGAAGATCACGAACAAGCCAAAGAAATATTCCACAACATTGTTGTTGGAAAATCACGTGAAATTTACGAAGAATTATTAGCAGAAGACTTTGATGCTAAGACTGCTAACGAAGCAGCCAACAACATGCCTAATCAAGAAGAAGAGGAAAGTGTTGGTGACGACGATAAAGAAACCGATGACAGCGAAGATGATGACAGCGGTGAATTCGACGGCGAAGACGACGACAGCGAAGACGACGACAGCGAAGAAGAAGAGCCAGGCGAATTTGGCGACATTGAAGGCGACATTGAAGATGCAGAAGATGATGCTGATGCAATCGAAGGTGATGATGCTGACATGGAAGATCGCGTAATGGATCTAGAAGATGCATTAGAAGACCTAAAAGCAGAGTTTGAACAACTATTGCAAGGCGAAGAACACGAAGAAGAAAACGAGCCAGGTATTCACGGTGACGGCATGCCAATGCATGACTTAGCTGGTGAAATGGGCATGGACGGTGGTGCAGAGCACGACCCAGAGCCAATGATGGAATACTATAAGAAAGTTTCTGTTACACACGGTGACAACGGTAAAAATACCAAGTCAATCGTAGCTGGTAAGAACGATATGGGCGGTACAACTGCTAACATCGCTAAAAACTTCAGCACAACAAGTGGCGGAACAGAAGGCGGACTAGCTAAACCATCAGCAGGTGATTTGACAAAAGGTATGAATGTTCATAACCGTGTACAATCTAATGCAGGCAAGACAGCGTTCAAGAAACAAGAACCAGGTCATGGTCCAGAAAAAGCAGGCAAAAAAGAATCTAATGTTGATAAGAAATCACTTATCGGCGGAAAGATTCGTTAATAGGACAAGACATTGAAAAATATGTTATACCTCCGAGAGAATCTCAGTTTCAACGAAGCAAAAATGATCGTTGAGTCTGATGACAAAGACGGGAAAAGTTTATACATGTCCGGGATTTGCATCCAGGGCGGTATACGCAACGCTAACCAGCGTGTTTACCCTGTGAATGAGATTGGCAAGGCTGTCAAAACCCTAAACGATCAGATTCAAAACGGTTATTCAGTTCTCGGAGAAGTGGATCATCCAGATGATCTAAAAATTAACC